CCAGGAAGGAAACCAATTTCTCTTGTAGAGACAAGAGACCTTACGATATATACTTTTTCGTATGGTGTATCTTCCTTAAGAACTTCACGTAGTGCAAGGTATAATGCTACAAAAGTTTTACCTGTTCCAGCACAACCATACATAAACAAATTCTTATTCTTATCCCAGAAATCATATACCTTTTCTTGAGATGGAGTTAATGGTTTAATATCAACTAACATCTCAGTATTGATTGGTTTCTTCCTCCTAAGCTTTTTAGCTTTCATATTAGAGAAAGAAGTACTCTCAGTTTTCTTAGCCCTTGGCATACTTAAAACCCTCTAATCTTAGAGCCAGGATTTGTATCCCGAATTCTATTAATCTTTTTCTGAAGATCAGTTGGAACTTTATTTCTCCAGTCACCAACTTCACTAACAGAAGAAGCATGTCCTGCTTGCCAATCCTTATCCCAATCTGGATTTTCTTTCCTCCAATTATCATACTCCACCATTGTCATGGAGAGTTCTTTTTGTTCTTTAGTTTCTTTATGTATGACTGGGTATGTTGGCATAATTTGTTAATAATGTGTAAAGTTATTTAGACTATAACATTTGACATTCAGGTGTAACTCGTAATTCAATTGAGTTAGTATCAACCGATTTTACTTCACCAAGTATATCACATGCGTCTTGATATGTCAAAAAACGATATTGATTAACTGGTAACCAAATATCATTACTGTTCTTTATCTCCAGTCGATACTGGCCATCCGAGGGCCTCTGAGACAACTGGGAATTGTTCAATGAAGACATCCCTACATCCTTCTGCGATGAGCATGTGTTCCTTCTGTGTTCCATGTGCAGACCTCAAATTAATATAATGTATCCATGAACGACATGAACCAGTCATGTAAATCCGTGTAGGGGTTGCTAATGGTAATACCATTCTAGCACATTCTTTTGCTACACCAAGACTAAGCATCTGTTCATACAATGCAACAGCAGAACTAAACAACGTTGCCGTTTGCAGTTCGAATTTCTGTTTTTCAAACCTATCTAAATCATCAATAGAATTCTGACGATTCTTATCATCCTGACGACGATACTCTGGAATAGGAATTGTACCTAAATTAGTACTATCAGCATATCTCTGAGAGAACTCTTGAAAAGTAAATGATCTATGACGTAATACCTGTGCAGCAATAGCACGAGTAGTCTCGATCTCTAAGGTCATAGAAGATTGTTCAAACACAGACCAATGGTTATGTTTAATACAATACTTTAATAGACCTGCAAACTTTTCATTGTCCTGATTAGCAGGGTTAGATACACGGGCAATGTAACCCATAGTCTTTTCTGCATCAGGCGTGATACTAATACATTTTACAGACATAATTCATTCACGTTTTTTTCTAGATTTCTTTTTAGGTGGTTCTGGATCGTTTTTAGCTTTCCATAAAGCAGGGGTAACCCTACCTTCACTCTGTTTCAACCACTGAAAACCCTTCTTATACTTATCATAATAAGCATCAAAGAGTTCTGTTGCAGTTCCTGACATGGCGATATCATGTTTAACAACCTGATCTTCTCCCATATAACATACTAAGTATGCATTATATGGTAACTTTTTATCTTTCGCCAGTTCAGGATCACATTCTGTATGAAGAATATTCATTTCTTACCTGATCTATTACCCCACTCAATCTCTGGGAATGCTTCTGAGATACATGCTTTAGTAATTTTATATCTCTTACCTAATTTCTTATCTTTAACTAAACAAAGAACATTTGCTTCATCTACCTGAAGAGTTTCAAGCAATTGAACGAACATTTGTTCTCTCTTTATTTTGTTAAGTCCATCATTACCACCCTTAACATAATGATAAAGTTTCTTATACTCATGGAATAACATCGAATGGTCAGTTCCTGGAGGTGATTCATTAGGTGTAAATGGTACGTCACCTACAGGAATCATACTGACAACAGACTCATCATAATTCCAAATCAAAAGAGCCCTGAGTGCAGGTGTTGAATACTTCTTAAGTAATCCAACCTTCTCTTTCTTTGTTTTTGCATTTGATACTTTCTGAAATATTTCAGAAAGTAGCATCTTCTCAACTCGTAATTCAGCCATAGTAAAACTCCATTAAATTAATCGTCTTCGGATTCAAGTTCATCACTGTCAACAAACCGAACGGCCAAAAGTTCTTCTTCTATATAGTTTCCATTAGAATCTAAGAACTCTGGATGAATGTCTTCTAGTTCCTTCTCTTGGTGGTATGATGTGTAATATGCATTACCAAACCATCCAAAAATAAATCCTGCTGTAGTTCCAGCAAGACAAAACATAAAACTAAAATACAAAGTAGTTGCTTCTGACATGATATTCCTCCCTAAGTATCGTTTTCGGAAATTCTCACCTCCACTCGATATTTTTTCTTAAGAAAAGAAATGACCCTATCAAAGTGAAGTAGATAAGTCGGTTTAAGCTTTTGTCTGCCTCCACTAATCATCGCCTGTACATTTTTATTTAGATACCTTTCAGGAATACCTGTATCTAAGTTAATACCTTCAGAAGAAGATAGTTTGGAGATACTGTCTTTGGTGACGGTCTCCTTTTGTTTGGAAGTGTTTGAAAGATCTTCAGACATGTAAGGTTACTAGATGATTTGACAGAATTAATGCTCTCCGTTACTTTTTTAAGTTTTTTAAGGCCTGAAATGTTAGGATCAACCCCTATAATCTTAGCCCCAGAACAGGAAAGTCTTTTACCACTAAGGAATAAAAGATCATATGTCTTTACATTCAATAAGAAAATTGATTTAGCATCAACAATCCCTGTCTTAGGTACGGGCATATATTCATCACCATTCACTATAACAGAATCTTCTATCAAATGCAAGCCCTTAACTAATTGATCAGGACTCCTCTGTTTTTTTCTACGTGTAATTCTTTTAGAATCTTTATACTTATTAACATCCACTAAAAACCTATCTAACATAGACTTAAAATCTCTTAGCTCAGACTTCTTCAGATGTCCATATGCCTCTGTGAGAATCTTATCTCCAATTATTGCACCATTAAGTTCACTTATTTGTTGTGACACTAATGGAGAATAGTCTGTCACATATTCATTGATAGATTTCCTATCAATATTCTCTGATTCTAAGTACTTAAAAAAATTAACACGGACTTTCTTTTTAGTCTTAGAAAACTCATCAATGACATCATCAACAAAATTACAGATCGTTGCTGCATCACTCATCATAATAACTCCTTCTTTTGCAAATACCTCAGTGTATCTTTACAGCCCCCAACATGATAACCATTAATGGATACTTGTGGGAATGTTGCTTCTTCACCAAACTCAGCAATAAACTGTTCTTTGGTAAAGTGTTTGTCGTATTTATATTCTAGATAGGATATCTTAACACTATCTAATAAAGTTTTTACCCTATCACACCATTGACAGTTGTCTCTGGAATATAAGACTGCTTTCATGGTACTTCGTTACTTCTTGCCAAGTTTCCTTGCTATATTCAAAGGATTCTTTTGACGACGTTTATAATTCTTAATCATTTTATTCAACGTCGATGCTCTGAGTTTTTCATAATGACGACGTTGTTGATTAGAGATTGTTTGCTCTTGTTTAAAGATTTCAGGAGTGTCTTCCTCATTTTCAACAACTTCAGTCGATTCAACATCAACCACTTCCTCAGCCGCAACTGTTGTTTCTTCAATTGTTTCTTCACTTGGTTCTGTCATAATAAATCCTTTTTAATTAGTAAGAAATTCCTTGGATCTAGGACTAAAATATTTATTAATAACTTGAATCTGATCATCGTATTTAGCGATGGCATCTATTTCACCCTGTATGGTTTCCATAATATCAGGGTGGTCGCCAACACCAACTGGATTCTCCATAAAAATAGTGACATTTGTTTTATGTCTTTCTATTTCACCATTAGCATGTGCTAATAGAGCTTTAATCATTTGGTCTCTCATATGTAATACCATTAAAGTAAATTCTCCTCTTGTTCTGCAAGTAATGTAACATCAGATGTTGGATAAGCAACACAAGTTAAAACAAATCCGTCTTCCATCTGGTCATCATCAAGAAATGATTGTTCAGACTGATCTACAGTCCCTTCAACAATCTTCATAGCACATGATGAACATGCACCTGCCCTACAAGAAGAGGGATGATCTAAACCTGCTTCCTCTAATGCATCTAGAATGTAATCATCAGAAGAACATTCAAAAGTTTCTGTTGTTCCGTCTGTAGCTTTAAGTGTGATAGTAGCCATAGAATTAAGTAAGACTTCTTTTATTTAGTTCTCAATTATTTTTAATAATTGAGAATGAGATACATTATCAATTAGTCATATTCGTGGTATGTAACCCTTAGCTTGTTGGACTAATGGAAGCACATCACTTTCGACTCTTTCTATTATATCATCAATCACGTTTACGTCAAGGTCCATGAAAGGTGGAATGATACCAAGTATCCTAAGAAGACCATCCACAAATAGTGCCAGACAAATAAAACCCAGTATCATACTGATTATTGTTGCTTTAAAATTATGATCCGACATAGACTTCTCATCAATAGCTCGAGCTTCTTCTAGAGCAGCAGCGACCATAGCGTCTACCTCTGCTTTAGTATAAAAGTCTCCTATTATTGGAATGTCATGTCTATCTGGACTCATAACCGAACATTAAAAATGAAAGGATTACTCCTTCCATTATATAGACTATTTAATTGTTTGTCAACTATAATCACGTAACTCCTTGACAATACGAATGGCCTCATTGATATCAAGGTTCCATCCTTGTTGATTGATCATGAAGTCCTCATCCCTAACAAGCATCTGAACAATCTGTTCATCAGTGTCCTCTGCTGCATAGAAAGCAGCAAGTTTTGCTTCCTCAAGATAGTCCTCGTAGGTTGCGTTGTCACCTAGATCAGCAGGAATTTGCATGAAAAAAGGGGGTGTTGAACCCCCTTATTATAACAGATGATCAGCGATCAACCAATAGCAGGTGCCACTAAGGCAACTGTACTAGTCTCAGCGGATGCTAAATCCAAAGG